CGCCTCGGTCTGTCGTCGAGCCGGGACATCCTCGCCGACCGCACCGCGGTGGGCGACTACTGAGCGCGTACCTCGGCACGCGCTGGAGCATGTAAGATCGATGATCGTGCACGCGACAGCGAGCACATGCCGCCTTAGCTCAGACGGCAGAGCGATTCACTCGTAATGAATAGGTCAAGGGTTCGATTCCCTTAGGCGGCTCCACCAGGCCCCCGGAAACCACCGTGTTTCCGGGGGTTTTGCCGTCAGTGTCGGAGGCACCTGCAAACATATGTGTCGCAGGTGCATGTGTGCAGTGATGTGTGCACAGCTCCGGGAGGGTCGAAATCATGCCGAAAAAGCGCAGCCACGGGGACGGCGGGCTCTACTTCATCAAGTCCAGGGGGCTCTGGCGGGGCGTCGTTGACGACGGCTTCTGGCCCGACGGACGCCGACGACAGCGGTATGTCTCAGCAAAGACTCAGGCCGACGCACGCGACAAGCTCAAGGCGCTCCGCAAGGAACTCGAGGAGCATGGCGCCCCGCTCGACAAGTCGATGACCGTCGAGGCGTGGGCCGCGCACTGGCTGCGGAACGTCTGCGAGCCGAACATGAAGCCGAAGGCGCTGCAGGGCTACGACTCCGCCGTGCGCCGCTGGATCGTCCCCACGATCGGACGCAAGCGGATCGCCCTGCTCAAGCCCTCCGACGTCCGCGACGTGAACCGCGCCATGTTCGACGCCGGCCGCGCGCAGTCGTCGGTGCTCAAGACGTACTCGGTGCTGTCGTCGATGCTCGAGTCCGCTCGCCTGGACGGCGTGATCGCACGCAACGTCGCGAGCGACGTGAAGGCCCCCTCTGCGGGCGAAAGCCACCGCGGCGCCCTAGAGACCCAGGACGCCCTGGAAGTCCTCAGGATGGCCGCTCTGCACGCCGACGGCACCAGGTGGTGGGTGGCGCTCCTGGCGGGCATGAGACAGGGCGAGAGGCTCGGCGCGACCATCGACAGCATCGACTTCGAACGGCACGAGTTCCTGGTGCAGTGGTCCCTCACCGAGGTGCGGTTCCGACACGGGTGCGGAGGCACGTGCGGAAAGTCCCGCGGCGGCTCCTGCCCGAAGCGCCGACTCATCATGGCCGACGACCTCGAGTACCGGCAGCTCGAGGGGCGGCTCTGCCTCGTCCGGCCGAAGTCGGGGAAGGCGCGCACGTACCCGCTCATCCCCGAGCTTGAGGAGGCGCTGCGCCGATACCTCGCCGCCAACACGGGTCCGAACCCGCACGGCCTCATTTGGCGGCAGCCGGACGGGCGCCCGATCACCGACGCGCAGGATCAGGAGGCGTGGCGAACGATCCTCTTCGAGGCCGGCGTCATCGACGAGGAGCAGCGGAAGGAACCGCGGCTACGGAAACCGGGCACGCCGGACACGCCCACCACGCACTGGGCGCGGCACACGACGTCGACCGTTCTCATGGAACTCGGCGTCGATGCGAAGATCATCGGCGAGATCGTCGGGCACGTCGCCGAGCGCACCACGCGCGGCTACCAGCACGTGTCGTCCGCGGCCGCGCGCGCGGCGCTCACGCAGCTCGGCGCGCACTTCGCCGATGCGCTCGGATCGGGGGAGTAAGAGCAGGTCGCGTTTCAGACGCGAGGTGGAGAAAGGGGGCGGTCGCATTTCACGTGCGACCGCCCCCTTTCGCGTTTCAGGCGCCCGTGAGCGTGCCGTTTCGGACCATCCGCGCGTAGAGGCGCATGACCTTCTCGGTGACCTGCAGCTCGAGCGCGATCATCCCGAGGTCGGGAGTCGTCAGCGCCGCCTGGCGCAGCCGGGACGGGCGGATGAGGCGGAGGGTCGAGATCCTGTCCGCGCGGTCTTCCTGCGTCCGCGTCGTGCCGATGTCCTCGTGCTCCCAGTGGACGAGCTCGTGCGCGACGGCGCAGCGCTCGATCGCGTGCACCTGCCCGGGGCGAACGAAGATGGCGCCGCGCCGGCGGGAGTAGGCCGCGACGAGGGGGTGGGGGAGCGTGTTGTTGAACACGACCGGGGCGCCGAGCGCTTCGGCGTGCTCGAAGGGGTCGTAGTCGCGCCAGAGGGGCGCGTCCTCGAAAGATGCCACGCCGAACATCTGAGTCTGCGGAAGCCCCCACGCTTCGGCTGAGCTCATACCTGGTGTCTCCTACGGCTCGCGGTTCGGGTCGACGGCGGATGCGTCGTCCGACGCGGCCAGATCGAAGTCGTCTTGCAGGTCGGCCGCGTGCAGGTCATTCTGCGCGACCCCTCCGACATCGAGCCGCTCGCGCGCCTGCATGCCCCATGCGTCGAGCACGCCCTCCGGCCAGACAAGAGGCTGCGCAAGTCGTTCGTCGTGCTCGACGTAGATGATCGGCGACGAGCTGAGGTCGCGCTCCTGAATGAACGTCCAGACCTCGTCGACGAGCTCCGCCGTGCTGAGGCCGAGAGCCTCGCAGATCACCGCAAGCTGGTCGACGCTCATGGGGCGTACGCCGCGGAGGATCTTCGAGAACTGCGACTGCGAGACGTCGCACAGCACGGCGAGGTCGGCTTGCGAAACGTCGTAGCGGGCCACGTATCCGCGGATCCGAGCGGCGAGCTCACGGGCGAACGTAGTGGGCGAGTAGTTGGTCACGCGCTTATCGTGTCAGATTTGACACGCCGGTCCCAAATTTGACCCCATCTCAGTTCAGGTGAACTACGTTAGTCCACATGAACTACGACACCCCGAGTCGCAAGTCAGCCCGGGCCATCCGTTCGATCCTCTTCGACCGTCATGAGTCGATCGAGAGTCTAGCGGCCGGCACCGGCATCGCGCTCAGCACGCTCAAGCGCCGCCTCCTCGGCGCATCGCCCTTCACCATCGACGAGCTCGGCCTCATCGCCGCCTACTTCAAGGTCTCGATCGTCGAGGTCATGACCCCGAAGCACGACGCGTCGGAGCGCACCGCGGAAGACCTGGTGCGTGCATGAGCGCCGGGGTCGTCACGCGGATCGAGTTCCCGCCCGCGCTGTTCACCCGCGAGCTCGCCGCCTACTACCTCTCGAAGTCGCTCCGCGAGGTCGATGACCTCCGATCCACCGGCGAACTCATCCCGGTTGGCGAAGGCAAGCGCATCACCTTCACCAAGGCCGAACTCGACCGCTACGTCGAGAGCCTGCCCGAGCGTCAGCCGAAGAGCGCATGACCGGGCCCAGCACTCCCGCCAACGAAGAAACCGCCGGTGCTGTTGGAGCAGCAACCGGCGGCATGACACCTCAGGAAGGCATCGAAATGAACACCGCCATCATCGCACAGGACACCGAGGTTCACGAGTCGCTGCGACACCTCGTCTTCGAGCACGACGGCCCCTACGACGTGCGGGAGCCGAACGTCATGCTCGCCGTCCTCCCCGAGGGTGACCCGTTCTGGTTCGACCAGAACACGCCCCGGCGCGCCAAGCCCGTCGAGAAGGGTGAGAGCTTCTACATGATCGCCGCCTACGACCTCGCCACCGGTGCGCGCATGTTCGAAGACACCCGCGCTCCCGAGGGCTGGTGGGCCGAGCAGGTCGGATCGTTCGACTACCAGATCTTCGGTCGTCTCCACCCCAACACCTACGTGAAGAACGGGGCCTACCTGTTCGTCTCCGGTGGACTGTGGGTGGGCATCCGCACCCCCGACGAGGACGGCGAACAGGACTACGTCTCCTGGCAGGCCAGCCGCTCCACCGTCCGGGAAGAGAGCGCCGCGCGCATTGCCGCGTGGCTGGTCGCCAAGGCTGAGGCCATCGCCGCCGTTCAGCCCGCATGGGCGGATGCCGCGTTGACGTGGGCCGACGTCGTGGACGGCGACGAGGACGACGATGTCGACCTGATCGAGTTCCGCCGGAACGTCGGGACCGTCGTCATCGAGCAGACCTTCAACATTGACGACGGCGTGTTCACCCCGTCCTGCGATCCGGAAGTCCGCGTCGCCATCGACACCAACGACGCCGGTGTCTTCTCTGCCGACGACGCCGCCCGCGTGGGCTCCGACCTCATCCGAGCAACGCAGATCCTCAACGGAACCGGCGCCATCAGCGTCGAGGTGATCGCGTCTGTGGCCTCTGCGCTCGACGTCAGCCCCGGCGACCTCTACGCGGTTCGCGAGTTCAACGCGCACCGCCTGGACAACCTCACCCTCCACGAGGTCGTCGTTCTCGCTCGCGAAGCCGGTGTGACCCCCGCCGAGTTCTACAAGGCAAACGCATGAGCACCGTCACGGTCACCGTTCCCGAGCCCGAGCGCTTCGACCAGGAGGACGCAGAAGAGTGCGTCCACCTGGTTCGCGACACGGGCACCGGTCACGTCAGCGCGATCTACGTCGACTTGAACGACCCGTTCCTCAACGTCGACGGCGCGCGCGCGATCGCACTGCGTCTTCTCAGCCTGGCCGACGAACTCGACCGAGTGCAGGGCGACCAGTTGCGCCGACAGGCTGCGCCGGTTCTGCGTGCCCTCCCCAAGATCGGAGGCGCGCGGTGAAGTACGGCGACTACAGCATCGTGCTCGGCGACGAGGACTATCCGCGCGACTGCTACTACCGCGAGAACCATCGGGGGGACGCGCTCCTCCGCGTTCACTACCGCGTCACTCGGCTCCCCTCGAAGAAGGAGATCACTCTCCGCCACCTCCGAGACGCGACCCCTGCCGATCGCGAGCGCGCCGAGGCGGAATGGGGGAAGCTGCGTCAGTCTTTCGCGGGCTGGGAACACATCGGCGCCGTCCGCCGCGGCAAGTACGCGCAGAACCCGCGCTGCGCCATCTTCGTCGCCATGTGCGGCACACCCGTCGAAGATCCGCTCGTCCAGCTTGAGCTGGAAATGATGATCGACCAGGGCAAGCCCGAGTGGCTGAGCGAGAAGGAAACCGCCGACGTCCTCGGCGTGACGGTGAGCGATCTCGCGACCATGCGCAACCTCCGCGTGGGGCCCGCGTACTACAAGCCCAGCCTTCGCGAGGTCGTCTACCTGCGCGCTGAGATCGACGCTTTCACCGCCGCCGGTGGTGTCCTATGAGCACTGAGAACTGGAACGTCGCGATCATCGACGGGCAGCCGCAGGAGATCGTCAACACCGCGGGCATGGCGGAGCTGGTGCGCATGTCTCCGCTCGGCGTAAACGAGGCCATGCGGCGACTGAAAGCCACGCTTTCGGCCGAGCAGTTCGCCGCCCTGCGAGCGGAGGTGAAGCGATGAGCCTGCCCGCCCTCGCGCTCCGCACTGCCGAGTCCGTCCCGGGAGTCGTGCGCCTCATGGCGATCGCCGAAGAACTCACCGTGCTCCGTGCCGAGCACCAGCAGCTCGCCGCGCTCGTCCGCGGGGACGTCGACTTCATGGACGTGCCGACCATCCGCGTCCGACACCTCGAGAAGGGGGAGCAGGACGTCACCGTGGGGATGGTCTTCCACGTCAACGCCTTCGAGAGCGAGAGCACCGGGCGCACGTTTACCCACGTGCACGCCGCGTCCGACTGCGCGCCCCGCAACCGCTACGTCGACGACTGCCGCGCTCCGGTCGGCGCCCGCGTCAAGCGGAAGTACACCCGCGTGGGGCGTCGCTACTGGAACACCTTCCTCGGTGACCACGTCCTCGTCGCCACGCCCCAGGGCGACGACGAGTACTTCACGCTCGCGCCCCTCGCGGGGGCACGCTCGTGAGCCCCGCCGCAGGCGACGTCCGATTCGACGTCACCAACAACTTCCACCCGAACCAGCACGGAGGCCCTACCATGTCCTCAACCGTCACCGACAACATCTACGAGCGCCCCGAGGTTCTCCGCCTCAGCGATGGCGCCTTCCGCATGCACGTCCGCGCCCTCGCGTGGGCTGCGGCGCACGGCACCACCCCCGAGATCCCCGACTACGCCCTCCCCGTCGTCTCCCCGCTCACCGGCGGCATCGACCTCATCACTGAGCTGACCGGCTCCGGGCTCTGGCATCCCACCGAGATCGACGACCTCGGGTACACCCTCGTCGGCGGGCTGCCCAACGCTGCGGAGGCGACCCGCGCGCTCAAGGACGCCGGCGTCTCCGCCTCCGACATCAGGAGCGGAGCCCTCGTCGGGTCGCTCGATCTTGCGTCGGCGGCGGAACGCGCGGCGCGCCTCGCCTACCGTGTCGACGGAACCGACTCCGCGGTTGGTTTCTTCCCCGAGATCGCCGTCGCCTCGTCTGAGAACCGGTCTACGGGCGCCGGGTTCACGGATCGCGTGCTTGACGGGATCCCGCGCGCGCACGCGATCGTTGCTGTCGCGGAGAGTCTGCTGCGCGCGCACGGCCGCGACGGGCACCACACCCTCGCGATCGAGGTGAACCTCAGCACGCACCCATACCTGCGGGCACAGGGGGAGCGCGCCTCCGAGTGGGTCGGTATCGCGTTCGCCGCGGGCCAGGTGACGGCGGACGTGCCGAACTGGCGAGGCCGCGGCTACGCAGAACTGACGGCGTTCGCCGACGGCGAGTCCTGCTACCCCGGTTGGGCGGCGAAGCTGTGACCGGCGAGGACCGGCGCACGCGCGCCCAGCTACTTGACGAACTCGCGCAGAAGTCCGCCGAGGTCCGCCGCCTCACCGATGAGGCAGCCGTTCGAACCGTCGACAACCGCAGCCCCGAGGTCCGAGCGCTCGACGCGTGCGTGCGCGCGATCGACGCTGTCCGTCCGTCCTCGAGCGCGTCGAACTTCGGCATCGGTCGCTCGAGCACCGGACCCGACATCGCCTGGGTCCTGCATGCGCTCTCGTCCCGCTACGGCGTCGACCTCACGCGCGAGGTGGCAGTCCCGTGCGGGCGCGATCACGTCGACGACATGACGATGGCGCAGCTCGCGGATCAGCTCGTGAAACGAAATGTGGAGGTGCCGCCGTGGCGCGCGTGACGAAGGTCTACGAGCCCGGGCAGTGGAGGCCGCGCCGCAGCCGTACCTCGTCTCGCATAGAGGTCGTCCGCGTCAACGCTGCGGGCGCCGTCTACGAGACGAGCCCCTTCACCTACCCGAGGTGGGAGAAGGCCAAGCTCGACGCCGACACCTGGAAAGAGATGGAGGCCGTCGACGAGCAGCCCGCCGGCCCCGGCGCGGCGCTCGCCACCCTCCGCCGCGTCGCTGGCCTGACCGTTGCTCAGGCGGCGGCTCAGATCGGCGTCTCCGAGCGGTTCGTCTGGCACGTCGAGGACGGGCGGATCCTCAGCACCCCCGGGTTCTTCTCCCGGGCCGCGGAGGTCTACGCCGGCGAGCTCGCCCGCGTCGGACTCGAGCCGTCGTCCTGCGGCGAATGCGACGCGACGCACATGGTCCCCATCCACACGTGCGCGAAAGCGGAGGCGACCACCTACTGGCTCGAGAGCACGCGAATATCCGGCTCGACATGTGGGGCGACGCGGACTGGCGCAGGCTGACCCCCACCGCCCAATGGCTCTACATGCTCCTGCTGACCCACCCGGACACCAACCGCGCGGGCGTTTCAGACTGGCGCCCGGGGCGTCTCGCGAAGATGGCTGCCGGCGTCAGCGCCGCGGAAGTCAAGAAGGCAGGAGCGGAGCTTGAGCGCCGGTTCTTCGTCGTCATCGATGAAGAGTCGGAGGAGGTGCTCGTGAGGTCGTACGTCAAGTACGACGGTGTCCTCAAGCAGCCCAACCTCACGGTGACGATGGCGAAGGACTGGTCGGGGGTGGCGTCTGACAGGCTGCGCGCCGTCATCGCGTTCGAAGTGCAGCGCCTGCGGGCCAGCCGACCCGACCTTCCCGGGTGGAGGTCGGAGAACCACCTCCAAACCCTTCTCTCATCACCGGGGCGCGACGTCAAGGCTGACCCATCGGATGACCCTAGCCGCGACCCATCGAGTGACCCATCGCCTCAGGGTGACGCTGACCCTACGGGTGAGGGTCGCGCTACTTCTACATCTACTTCTACATCTACGAATGCTTCGCATTCCTCAGAGCGCGCAAAGTCGAGAGAGGTTCGTCTGCCGAAGGACTGGAAGCCCACCACCGATCACATCAACCGCGCGAAAGACCTCGGTGTCGATGTGACCTCCGAGGCAGAGAGCTTCCGACTCCACGCCGATGCTCACGACCGTCGCGCCGTGAACTGGAACGCGGCGTTCACGATGTGGCTCAAGAAGGCGAAGTCGAGCCCCAGCCAGGGTGCAAACTCCCGTCGCGACATCGCGAAGAACGACGAATGGATGTACCGCTGATGCACGCAGAACACGCCGTCCTCGGCGCGATCCTCCGCGCGAACAGCGTCTACCGAGATGCCGCGGCGGTGATCACCGGGAACGACTTCCAGAACCCGCACCTCGGCGCCGTGTTCGACGGCATGGGCCAGGTCATCGCTCGAGGCGAGACCGTCGACGCGACGACGATCGAGCTGCACTTCCCCGACTGGGGCGTGTCGGGGAACCAGGTCAGCGCCGCAGACCCGTGGCTGTGGCTCGACGCCGCGATCACGCCGCAGGTCGCCGGACGTGCAGCCGAGCTCATCGCCCGATCGGCTGTGCGGCGCAACGCGACCGAGCAGCTCAAGATCGCGCTCGAACAGCTCGCCGACACCGGCACCGACCCGGCCGAGGTCGTCGAGAAGATGCAGCGCGGTCTCGTCCGCGAGCACCGGACCAACCTGGAATCGGTCACCCTCCACGACGTCCTGCAGACGCCAGACGATCAGGACTGGATCGTCCCGGGCCTGCTCGAGCGGAAGGACCGTGTCATCCTGACCGGGCACGAGGGCCTCGGCAAGACGACCCTCGTGCGGCAGATGCTCATCGCCCCGGCGGCGGGCATCCACCCGTTCACGTTCGAGCACATCGAGCCCGTCACAGCCCTCGTCATCGACGCGGAGAACACCGCGAAGCAGTGGATGCGCGCCGCGCGCTGGATGGTCAACCAGTCCATCCGCACCACGAAGCGCGACCCGTCGAAGAACGTCCACATGTCCCTATCGGGGCGCCTCAACCTCCTCGACCCCGTCGTGCTCGGCGACGTGCACCGGCTCATCGACCGGCACAAGCCCGGAATCGTGTTCATCGGGCCCCTGTATCGCCTGGCGCTGCAGATGAACACGGACGAGCAGATCGCCCCCGTCATCGCTGCGCTCGACTCGATCCGGGACCGGGACGTCGCCCTCATGATCGAGGCGCATGCTGGCCACGCGATCGGCGTCGGCGGGCAGCGCGACGTGCGTCCGCGAGGATCGTCGGCCCTGCTCGGCTGGCCCGAGTTCGGCTACGGCATCCGCAAAGACACGAGCGAGAACGCCGGCCCCGGCCTGTTCGACCTCGTCGCATGGCGCGGCGCGCGCGAGGAGCGCGCCTGGCCCACCCAACTACAGCGAGGGGACTGGAAGCTCGGCGACTGGCCGTGGCTGCCCGTGGAGGCATGGCAATGAGATTTACCGCGAAGTACCCCGACCGCTGCGCCGCGAACTGCGGCGAGCGAATCGAACCGGGCGACACCGTCGAATACGTCGATGACGACCTCGTGCACGAGGGGTGTGTCCCCGAGAGCGAGATCGAGCGCGAGGTCCGCCCGGTCTGCCCGGACTGTTTCACCGAGATCGCCCTGAACGGAGCCTGCTCATGCTGACTGACACCAACCTCGAGCACGACCTGCTCACCACCCAGGACACGTCGAAGCTGACTCACATCGTCGACTGCCCCGACGACAAGGAGAACGCGCAAGCGTGGGTCGACGAGGCCAAGGCTGGGGGCCTCGAGCTCACCGCCCTTTGCGGCCACGTGTGGGTCCCGGAGTCGGAACCTGTGCGGCACCCCGTGTGCCAGGCATGTCTCGACGTCGCTCAGATTCGGCTGGCCGACTGATGCCGATGATCTGCGTCACGAACGACATGACCGAGGCGCGCAGCTGCGTCGTCCCGAAGCAACACACCCCCGTCTGCGACGACATCACGTGCCCCGGGTGCCTCCCGCGAGAAGCGAGCGTCGGCTACCTCTGCGACTCGTGCTTCCACAAGCTCGAGCAGGTCTACGCCACCTGGGCCGACTACGCGAACGCCCTCAACCCGGACGGGCGTCTCGCCGGCGTCGTGCGCGCCGTGCAGACGGAACGCGTGGGCACGACGTCGCCGCAGCTCGGCCACGTCAACGTCTCGGCGACGGCCCTCGCCCTCGACGAGTGCTGGTCGTACCTGGGCACTCTCGTCGGGCACGCGTCGATCCTGACCTGGGTCAACACGAAGATCGGCGCGGCCGACGCGGTGCGCTTCACCCGGGCGGCGAGCGCCACCTACCGCGCGCACCCGATCGTCGACCGCGGCCGCAAGCTCCGCCGCGTCCGCTGCCCGAAGTGCCAGCAGCTCACGCTCGTGCAGAAGCCGCCGGCGGAAGGCTCCGGGCTCGCCCCGGGCGCCGAGGGCCCAAAGCCCGTCCGGGCGCTCATCACCGTCGAATGCCAGAACTCGAGCTGCGCGCACACGTTCCTCGAGGGCGACCACGCCGAGGACGGCGGCGACCTCATCGACACCGTCAACGCGGCCGAGTCCGCACCCATCCCGAAGGCAGGAGCCGCATGACCCGCAAGCCCTGGGCCACCACCAGCGAGGCGACCATCCTCACCGGCCGCTCCTCCCGCACCATCCGCCGGTGGCTCGCCGATCCGAACGTCTCGATCGACACCATGACCGCCGACGACGGGAAGACCCGTCTCCTCTCGACCGCGGACCTCATGAACGTCGAGGCCGAGAAGACCAGCTACCTGACCGCCCCCAGCTTCGGCAGAAACGAGGACCGATGAACGACCAGAAGAACGCGAGCGAGGTGCTCACCGCGATGTGGGCGCTCGGCTCGCACATGAGCGAGCAGTTCGACCGCATGCGCGAGAACGCGATCGTCGAGCTCACCGAGATCCTCGGCGAACCCGTGCACCTCGACGAGCACGGCGCGATCATCCTGAGCGCCGATCAGCGCGCGCGGCTCCTCGAGGCCGTGCCGGCGGTGCACGAGCAGCCGCCCGGGTTCCACTTCGAGACCGCGTGGGGCGTCCCCATCGCCAAAGCCGAGGAGGGGGAGCGATGAAGCATCGCGTCAAGGTTCGGCTCGTTCGGAGGCCGATCGGCGTATTCAATCCGTTCGGCCCGACGCGCTGGTGGTTGGTCGAGATCGTCGGCTCGATCTTCCCCACGCCCGTCGCGATGGCCCCCACCCTGCGAGACGCGCACGCCATCGCACGCCTCGTCGCGGTCGGTCGTCTCCTCGATCAGGGCGGCGAGGTCAAGACACGCACCGAGTGGGGCTACCGGATCGGAACCGAGGAGGTGTGGGAGACCGACCAGGGCATGGACGGGACGTGGACGCCCTGGATGCCGTCTCTCGGCATGAACCACGTCGACGTCTACGACGACGAGCAGGGGCCGCGCGCCATCCGCGCCGAGCTCGACCGCGCCGGCCACGGCGAGAAGGGGCAGGTCATCCGACGCCCCGTCACCACCGTCACCGGCCGCGCCGCCGTGCACCCCACCGTCGCGACCACCGACCCCATGGAAGGTCTCTCATGAATGACACCCCCGAGCCGATCGCGTGGGCTGTGTACGGCGGCAAGACCGGCTTGCTGCGCTACGTCGTGAGCGACGAAGAGAACGTGCGGCAGCTGGTCGATGAAGGCGGCTATGTGGCTCGACCGTTGTTCGTACACCCGGCTCCCACCCCGCCCACCGATCAGATCACCGGCATGTGGGATCCGGCCGTCTCAGATCGAATGGACGCTCTGCTCTCCGATGCGGAAGGAAACGCTATCGACGCCCTCCGCCTCGCGGTCTGGGCGGTCGTGGGGCAGCTCTCCACCCCGCCCGCCGACGACGTACGCGCAGCTGTGCACACTGCGATCGACGAGTGGGCAGGGTCGCGTCACGACGACGGCACGTGGCTGAGTCTCGCGAAGTACCTCCTCGCGGCATCCACGTTCGAGGTCCGCCCGCACGGGACGGTCACCGACGCCACCGTGGAGCAGCTGCGCGAGGCGCGCGCCGAGACATGGGACGAGGCGGTCGCCGCCGTCTTCGCGTGGTGGAACACGCCCGAGGGACAGCGCCCGCTCGCGATCGTCAACCCGTACGGCGTGGGCCTCGGCGGCGGCGATGAAGCAGCAGGGGAGGTCGACCAGTGATCGCTCGACTCCTGCGCCGCGTCGCGCGGGCACTCGGATTCGTCCCCGTCGAGGAGGTCGCCGAGTACGTCGACATGGACACCCTCTTCACAGCCCTCGCCGTCTCCGACGAGGAACGCGCGGAAGCTCTGCGCGCCGTTTCGGTCTTCGCCAAGGCTGGCATGATGCCGACTGAAGAGGCGGCGGCAGCGCTGGTGCGGGCCGTTCTACGGTCGTCGTCGACGTACGAAGAGTGGGTGGCCGCGTCGGAGAAGAACCGCCGCGAGCTCGCACGCATCGCCCGAGAATTGGAGGCCTCCCGTGGGTGACGTGTCCACTACTGGACAGGTCGACCTGCAGCGCATCCGTCAGGACCACGGCCTCGCCCAGTCCCGCTGCGAAACCGAACGGTGGGACGTGCAGCAGCACCGCTACGGCGTCTCGTTCAAGCAGGGCCACCGCTCCGGTTTCTGGGACGGCGTGCTCCACACCCTCACCGTCCAATCGCAGGTCGACGACCTCGACCCGGACGAGTGGCTCGCCGAGCTCGACAAGGGCGAAGGCTCGATCTACTTCCCCGTCCTCGCCCCCGACCCCCACCGCACCCTGGACTGCCCCCGATGCGACACCACGACCATTGTGGGCCGCGCCGGACGGTGCGACCACTGCGGCCACGACTTCCGAAAGGCACCCCAATGAAACACCCCGACTACGTCTCCCCGCGCACCCTCCGACGCCGCAAGGGACGCGCCATCCGCAAGGCCCGCCGCGAGTCCCGCCGACGGTTCGCCGCCCTCGCTGAGGGCATCGGCCTGGCGACGGGCGCGTTCGCCGTGGTCGCGGCCGGCATCGGCGCTCTGGGAGCAGCGGCACTCGTCGCGACGACGCGCATTCGGGCGCTCGAGGACGCATCCGCCGAGATCGCCGCGGCCACCTACATGCGAGACCACACGAGCGGGAGTGCGTCGTGATCATCACCTCCACCGTCGCCGCGATGGCGCAGGTCTCCACGGAGCGCCTCGTCCGATATGGCGACGACGCGAAGAAGCAGACCGAGCGCGCGCTGTTCAAGGCCATGCGTCGCGAGGGTGAGGCGATCGGCGCGTTCATCCGCGAGGAGAGCATCTGGGTCACGGTCGGCGCCCGGTCCGAGCGCGACGACGTCACGTACTTCGACGCGCTGTGGAGCCCCAACCCCGAGGCCGGCGTCCTGCTCATCGGTGGCCCCGCCGACGGCGAGTGCATCGTCCTGCACCGCGAGGGCGACGGACGCCCGATGCCGCGGTTCGCGGTTCGTGCGGGAGGCGAGACAGCAGGGCCCCTCGTCGAGCCGACGAAGTACGAACGGGAGGGCATCGACAGCGAACGCGACATGTGGGTCTACCGACACCGCCCCTAGCTGTTCGACACGCCGCCGCACAGGGGAGAACAAAGTTTCCAATGTGTCCAATCTGACCGTGCGAGAGTGCTATTAGTCGGAAGACTGCGAGCCCCCAGCCCCCCTTCCACTCCCCGCCCGCACCGCTCCTCTGCGGGGGCGGGTGACAGCCCCACACTCGGGGCGAAACCGCGCACCGGCCTGCGCGGAACGAACCCCGGGACGGACGCCCGCTCACACCGCGTCCGCCCCGGGGAACGTGCCCACCCTCTTTCGGAGGGGCGTCAACGCCGCTGCCATGACAGGTGCCTCCCGGCGAAGGACGCTCACGACGTCGGTTTTTCTCTTTTTTCCGACCAGGCGTACCTGCGCCCCTCCGATCTCTCACCGAGGAGAGAGCATGCCACCCACGCTGCCCGTCCACGTCCTCGGACTCATCCGCGGCATGGCGATCACCTGGCACGCCCACTCCGACCACCGCGCCGACGGCATCCCGTACGGCGACCCACTCTGCGACTGCGAGCGCATCGCGCGCCGGGCCGTCGCCCTCGGCTGGCGGGAGCGCACACGATGACCGGCACCCCGATCTACGACCGCCTGTCCGGCGGCGACAAGCTCAACCCACTCCGCACCGACCGCCGCCCTCTCATCGTGGGCGACGAGGTCGTGACCACCCCCGTCCGCGCCGACGTAGCCCACGCCATGCACGAGGTCGAGACCCGCTACTTCGAAGCGATGGTCGAGGCGCTCGCTCGGTTCGGGCTCCACCCGTACGCGATCGCGCAGCCGAGCTACGAGCGCATCGTCTACCGCGACGAGGCAGCCGACGTCATCCCACACCCGCCGACTGACGATCAACGCCGCCGCCTCCTCAACATCTGGGAGCAGACAGGCCGGCGCCTCGACATGTGGCCGTTCAGCCATGAGGAGCGCAGCGATGAGCAGCCCCCGCAAGAGCCGTAAGCGCGCGAAGCCCGCGCGGTCCGCACGGCAGAGCACGCCCCGACGCACTCCCCACCCCGAGGGTCTCGGTCTGGTCACCCCAGCCGAGATCCTCACCGCTCTCGTCGTGCGCGGCATCGCATGACCAGCACACCCCGCCCCGTCGACGTCACCTTGACCGCCGACATCAGCGCCTACGTCCCGTCCCTCACAGACGACGACGGCGACACGATCGTCCGCGGCGTCGACTGAACCGAGAAGGGGCGCGCGATGAGCAACAAGCTCGAGGCCACCTTCCACGGCGCCACCGTCGACATCGTGTGCGTCGGCTGCGACCAGCCCCTCACCATCGCCCGCGAGGGCGAGACGCTCTGCCCGTGCGGCGTCCGTCACACCTACGTCGAATCGCGATGAAGGTCTGCAGCGTCCCCGGCTGCCCCATCCTCCACAAGATGCGCGGCCACCGCTGCCCGAAGCACGCCGCCGCCCACGAGCGCGAGCGCGGCACACGCCAGCAGCGCGGGTACGGCGCCAGTCACCAACGCCTCCGCGCCGAGTGGGAACCCCGTGTCGCTACCGGCACCGTCCCCTGCGCACGCTGCGGCGAACTCATCGCCGCCGGCGAGCGGTGGGACCTGGGCCACGACGACCACGACCGCACGAAGTACCGCGGACCCGAGCACGCCGAGCGCTGCAACCGAGCAGCCGCAGGACGCAGCAGCCACCACTGACCAGACAGGGGGAGCGCACATGACCGCCACCACCTGCCCCGTCACCGACTGCACCAAGCCCTCACGAGGCGGGGCAGGCTCCCTCTGCCCCATGCACTACCACCGGCAGTACCGGCACGGCTCCACCGGGATATCCGCGCGCAACGCGCACACCCCCAGCGTCAGCCACGGCCGCGACTACCGCACCGTCATGGCCCACGACCACCCACTCGCCCCACCGAGCGGACGCATGTACGTGCACCGGGTCGTGCTCTACGACGCCATAGGCCCAGGCACCCACGCCTGCCACTGGTGCCAACGCCCCATCACGTGGAACGCAGACGAGAAGCGCAACGCCCTCGTCCCCGACCACCTCAACGGCATCGGCTCCGACAACCGACGAAGCAACCTCGTCCCCTCATGCCTACGGTGCAACTCCGTACGCGCACAGCAAGCCCGCTCACGCGCCCTCCGCGCAGCAGGTTGGTGGAGTCGCAACGACACCATCGCCCAGCTACGAGGACGACGACGAGCAACCCCAATCGAAGTCCCCACCCCCACCTGACCCGACCCCTACCCGCGGGGGGTACCCCCCGCGAAGGGCCGACCCCATGGAACCGCCGGAGATGGGTCTCTGGGGTGCGGAGGGTTCAAAACTTTCGGGATGCGTCGGCGCAAGGCCGGTCCCGACGATGCGGCGCAACGCTGCAGAACGGCAGGTGCACCGTGACCAGTGGTGGATCTCGCAACAAGTCTGGCCCCCTGCCTGACCCCCAGTCGGGGCGTTCCGAGCGCCGCGGCTACAAGCTCGAGGCGCTGCCGAGCGAGGGCTACAAGGGCACGGTCCCCGAGTTCCCGCTCGAGCCCATCGTCCTGTTCGTCGAATACTGGGAAGGGTCGGGCGCCGACCGCGAGAAGCACAAGGACATCGACGAGGGCGGCACCGGTTCGTTCCGCGATCGTGAGGCTCAGGTCTGGGCTGAGGCGTGGACGACTCCGCAGGCGTGCGCCTGGTCGATGGAGTCGTGGCGCTGGCCCATCGTCGCCGAGTACTGCCGCCTCAAGGTCGTCATCGAGCTCGACCCGTCCGCGTCGGCTGCTCTCGTCGGGCAGCTGCACCGCTACCGCGACCAGATCGGCCTGACACCGGCCGGGATGCGCGAGAACGGCTGGTCGATCGCCAAGGACGAGGTCGCCGCGCGGCGCGAGAGCACCCCGGCAGATGTGTCCGGCGCGCCTGCCCCGCAGCGTCGCCTGAGGGCCGTCGGTGGAGGCGTCTGAGTTCGTCGTCGACTTCCCCACCCTCGGCGACCTGGGTGACGCGTGGATCGGCCGGCATTGCCGCGTCCCGGACGGGTTCACCCGCGGGCGGCCGTTCAAGCTGGCGGACTGGCAGTTCTGGTGCCATGCGAACCGATACCGAGTCCGCCCGGATGCCGTGTTCGTCGCCCCCGAGGACGTCGACGAGAACAACCCTCCGACGCTCAACCAGGCCTTCTACTACCAGAACACCCTCATCGTCGCCCCGCAGAAGACGGGCAAGGGCCCGTACTCGGCCTCTCAGGTCGCGTTCGAGGCGTGCGGCCCGTCCGTGTTCGCGGGCTGGGCGAAGGGCGGCGAGGTCTACCTCTGCGCCGACCACGGCTGCCCGTGCGGGTGGGGCGAAGACCCCGCCGACGCGTACGTGTACCAGGCCGGCGAGCCGATGGGAATGCGGCACCCGTCGCCGCTCATCCAGATCACCGCGAACTCCGCCGAGCAGGCCGACAACATCTACAAGCCGCTGCGCGGCATGATCAACCTCGGCCCGCTCAAGCACCTCCTCGCCGTGCGCGAGGGGTTCATCCGCATCCTCGGCCTGTCCGAGAGCGATGACCTCGACCGCATCGACGTCGTCACTTCCTCCGCCCGCTCCCGCCTCGGTAACCCGATCTCGGACGCCGAGCAGGACGAGGCGGGCCTGTACACGAAGTCGAACAAGATGGTCGACGTCGCGGACACGCAGGCTCGCGGCGCGGCCGGCATGGGTGGGCGCACTCACCTCACCACGAACGCGTGGGATCCCTCCGAAGAGTCCTACGCACAGATGATGTACGAGGCTCAGGAGCCCGACGTCTTCGTGTTCTACCGCGACCCGGACAAGTACCTCCGCGGCACGGACGGCAAACCCCTCCGCTACGAGGTGCTCGAGGAGCGGCGCCTCATCCACGAGTACGCCTACGAGGGCTCCTGGTGGGTCAACCTCGACTCGATCGAGGCCCTCGCACGCAAGCTCATGAAGCGCGACCCCTCTCAGGCGGAACGGTTCTTCGGGAACCGCGTCCGCGCGGGCTCGGGAAAGTACCTCGAGGACGGCCTCTGGGAGGGCAAAGGCCCGAAGCTCGGGACGCTCGCGCGCGTCGTCGAGCGGCGCACGCCCGTCGCCGGCGGCTTCGACGGGTCCGACAACGACGACTTCACCGGCCTGCGCCTGCAGACCCTCCCTGACATGTTCCAATTCACCCCGACCTACGGGGCGGCGAACCGGAAGACGCAGTGGAAGCCGGGGGAGTGGGGCGGCACGATCCCGCGCGGCGAGGTCATGGCCGCGTTCCGTGAGCTCGGCCAGTACTTCCGCTTCGTGCGGGTCTACATGGACCCGTTCATGTGGACGTCGGAGGCGGACACGCTCGCGGCGGAGTTCGGTGAGGGCGTCTTCGTGAAGTGGAACACCACCCGCATCGTCCCGATGCACGCCGCGCTCGAGCGGATGAAGACCGACCTCTCCAACGAGGAGTCGGCCTTCAATCACGACGGCGACCAGGACGTGCGCACGCACATGAAGAACGCCGTCATCCGCACGCGCGAGATGGACCCCCTCACGGGCGTCCGCCGCTACATCCTCGGCAAGCCCATCGGCGAGGACCACCGCAAGATCGATTTCGCCATGTCCAGCGTCCTTTGCCACGAGGCCGCGATGGACTCTCTCGCCGCCGGGTTCGAAGAGAAGACCACCAAGAAACACGACATCTCGCGTGTTGTTTACGGCTTCAACTGAGGGGGAGCATGGACGTCAACGTTGCCCGTCAGCGGATCCGAACCGCACTGGACGAACTCACGAAGAGTCGGCCGCAGGTCGAGAAGCGGGAGCGGTACGACCGCGGCGACCACGACCTGCCGTTCGCCCCGGTGGGCGTGAACCAGGAGTACGAAGACCTGCGTCGGCAGGCCATCGCCAACTGGATCGCGCTCGCCGTGGGCGCACCGGTGCAGCGTCTCCGGGGCGAGTCGTTCTCGACGCACAAGAGCGACGATCTCGACAAGATCCTTTGGCGGGATATTTGGCAGCGGAACAAGCTCGACGCGCGTCAGCAAAACCCGTACCAGGACATGATGAAGCACGGCCGCGGCATCATGTCCGTCTGGCCCAACGTCACCGACAAGTCCAAGCCGATCGTTCGCCCCGAGTCGAACGAGCTCGTCTACCTGCACCCCTCCGACGACGACCCATTCACTCACGACTGGGCCGTGAAGGTCTGGACGGTCAACGACTTCAGCGAGGCCACGGGGCAGCTCATCCTGCCGTTCGGTCTCGGCGGCACCACGCGCACCATCGCGGTCGTGTACGACGACAAGGGGATGCTGCGCTTCGAGCGCGGCGGGCGCACCGGCAGCGCCGCCTTCGAGGTCGTCGCCGAGGGCACGCACCCGATGGGGGAGAGCCCCTTCCAGACGTTCGACTACCGCCCCGACAGCCGCGGGCAGGTCCGCTCGCCGATGGACCCGCTCATCCCGCAGCAGGACGCCATCAACACGATCCGGTTCAACACCCTTCTGGCGATGCAGTTCTCGGCGTTCCGGCAGCGCATCGTGGTCGGTTACGACCCCGTCGTGCGCGACAAGGACGGCAACCCCACCTTCCGCAGGAAGCCGGACGGGTCGTTCGAGGTCGACGGCAATGGCAACCCCATGCCGGTTCTCACGTCCCCCGGACGCGTGGGCGTCGACCGCCTCATGGCCTTCCCCGGCGGCGAGACGAAGGTCTTCGACCTCGCTGAGTCGAACCTCAAGAACTACATCGAGGTGCTCGGGGAGTTCCTGACGCAGTTCTTCGCCACGGGCCAGATCCCGCCGCAGTACCTCCTGTCGCGCATGTCGAACCTCTCCGGTGACGCCCTCGCAGGCGCGGAGTCCACCCTCGCCGCCCTGGTCAAGGAAATCCAGCTCATCGGCGCGGAGGGCAACGAGGGCATCTTCCGCCGCGGCGCGAAGTGCATGGGCCTCGACAGCGACTTCCCTGACGCCGAGATGAACTACGCCGACGCCGAGGCGAAGTCGTTCGCGCAGATCGTCGACGGCATCGTGAAGCTCATCGGCTCCGGGTTCCCGAAACGGGACGCCTGGAAGATGCTCCCCGGCGCGACGAACCAGAAGGTCGACACCTGGGTCGAGCACGCCGAGGACGAGGTCTGGGACAACCAGATGGCTCGCGCGTCTCGGTCCTTCCTGGACAGCACGGCACCCGCGCCGGTGAGCGACCAGACGGAGGTCACCGATGACGCTCCCACGGGCGGCGATTAGCCACTACCAGGACCAGCAGGCCATCTCGGTCGGTGCAGCGCGCGCCGTCGAGAGCCTGTGGGCGGGGATGACCGACGACTTCGACGCGTCGTGGTCGGCCATCTCCCCCCGCGTCTACGAGACGGCATCCGCCGGCCAGTTCGCCGCGGCGACCTCCGGGATCGCGTACACCGCGGCCGTCCTTGAAGAGACCGGCGTCGACGCACCCGCCGAGGCGCGGGTCAACGCGCGCGGGTTCGTCGGATCCACGAAGGACGGCCGCCCGCTCGCGACGCTGCTTGACGGCGCCGTGTACCGCGCGAAGGCCCTCGTCGGGGAAGGCCTCACCGCCGCGGCCGCGCTGCAGGGCGCGCGCACGTGGCTCGGGGGAGCGGTACTCGACGCCACCCGCGAGGCCGACCGCCAGGCCGTGTCCGCGTCGATCGCCGTGCGGCCCGCCGTGCAGGGCTGGGTGCGGATGCTGAACCCGCCGTCCTGCAAGTTCTGCATCACCCTCGCCGGGAAGTGGTTTCGGTGGAACGAGGGGTTCCCCTCTCACCCGCATTGCGACTGCCGGCACATTCCCGCGCAAGAGGCCGCGGCCGGGGATCTGACCATCGACCCCTACGCCTACTTCCGCTCGCTCGACCCGAAGATGCAGGACCGCCTGTTCGGCCAGCGCGACGCGCAGGCGATCCGCGACGGCGGCGACATCTACCGCGTCGTGAACACGCGGTCGCGGGGGCTCTCCACCGCGAAGCAGGCGCGCAAGTTCGGCACGCCCTCCCGCATGACCGTCGACGACGTGTACCGGGAGGCCGGCACCCGCCAAGAGGCGATCGAGATGCTCGCCCGCGAGGGGTACGTCACCGGCCCGCAGGTCGCGGGCGGCAACATCCGCGGCAACGCGTCGACGAACGCCGCGACGATCGCGCGCGGCCGTGGCCGCGGCACGTACCTGGTGGGCGCGGAACGCGTCACCACCCGCCGCGCCGCCGAGTTCGACGCCCTCGTGAGCGGCCAGCGCGACCCCCTCAACCGCTCCACGATGACCGCCGGCGAGCGGCGCATCTACGACGACTACTACCGAGCCGAGCAAGCGCTCCTCCTGCGCCGCGCGCGCACCATCGGCGGCAACTCCGCCGACCGCGGGCAGATCTTCACCTCGATCAGCGACGAGGACGCCGACATTCTCCGCGCCGGGTTCATCCGACGCATCGACCGGGTTCGCCGCAACGGCACCGACCAGGAGAAGCGACTCGCCGAGCTGCTCTGGGCGCGTTACGACGCGCTCGTCTGAGCCCCCGCGCCGCAACGGCGCGGGACCACCGGCACGCAACGTGCCACGACATCTCGCAAGGAGATACCCGATGGAAATCGAAATCAGCGACGACGACGTGCAAGCATTCGGCGGCGACCGCGACAAGCTCGCCTCCTGGCTCGACGGCCTCCCGCTCGAGACCGAGCGGCTCAAGGCCCGTCAGACCGTCATCGACAAGGCGCAGGGCGACCTGCGCGCCTTCACGGACCTCGGTCTCACCCCCGCCGAGATCAAGGCGCTCAAGGATGCCCCCGGCAGCCCCGACGCGAAAGACGTCGAGAAGCGCATCAAGGACGCGATCGACGCGGCCAACGCCGAGAGCACCGAGAAGTCGAACGCCCGGGCCCGCAGCGCCGAGGTGCGCGCCCAGGCCGCGGAGCTCGGCTTCATCAAGCCCGCCCAGGCGCTCGCGCTCGTCGACGCGAAGGAACTCGCGAAGGTCACCGTCTCCGACGACGGCGACGCCGATCAGGCCGCGGTCAAGAAGCTCCTCGACGCCCTCGCCACTGAGAACCCCCATCTCCTCAAGCCCAAAGACACCACTGCCGATCACCGCGATGCGGGCATCGGCGGTTCAGGCTCCGCCGCCAAGGCGGACATCGGCGCAGGCACGGCCCGCATGCGGTCCGCGTACGCGTCGACATCCACCAAGTAACCCCCGTGCTCGAGCCGTGCTGCGGTCGAGCCAACCCTGAGAGGACATAGCCGATGGCTGTCACCCTTCCCCAGGCCGCTCTGCTGTCGACCACCGACCTGCAGCGCGGCGTCATCGAGACCTTCGTGCAGGTGTCGCCTGTCCTCGACCGTCTCCCGCTCCTGCCGATCGAGGGCAACGCGTACGCGTACAACGAGGAGGCCACCCTCCCCGGCGTCGCGTTCCGTGCCGTGAACGAGGCGTACACCGAGTCGACCGGCACGGTGAACCAGAAGACGGAGACGCTGTCCATCCTCGGTGGCGACGCCGACGTGGACCGCTTCATCGTCCAGACCCGCGGCAACCTCAACGACCAGCGCGCCACGCAGACGGCGCTCAAGGTCAAGGCCGCGTCGTACAAGTTCCAGGACACGTTCTTCAACGGAGACGTGACCGTGGACACCAAGGCCTTCGACGGCCTCAAGAAGCGCCTCATCGGCGGTCAGGTCATCGCCGGTGGCACGAACGGCATCCCCGTCGTCGGCAACGGCACGACCGACACGCACGCGTTCTTCGACCAGCTGGACGCGCTGCTCGGTCTCGTCCCGGGCATCGACGGCAGCAACGGCGCGATCTACGCGAACTCGTCGCTCGTGGCGAAGATCCGCTCCGCCGGTCGCCGCATCGGTGGTGCCGAGACCGTCCGCGAGGACACGACCGGCAAGCGCGTCCTCACCTGGAACGGCATCCCCGTTCTTGACCCGGGCAACAACCCCGCCGGCGCGGCGATCCTCCCGCAGAACGAGACGCAGGGCTCCTCGAGCCTCGCGTCCTCGATCTACGCGGTGAAGTTCGGCGACGACGAGACCGACCGCGGTGTCACCGGCCTCACCAACGGCGGCGTCATGGTCGATGACCTCGGCCAGCTGCAGTCGCAGCCCGTCTACCGCACTCGCATCGAGTTCTACTGCGGCATGGCGGTCTTCGGCGGCAAGGCCGCTGCCCGTCTCACCGGCGTCCTCAACGGCTGATCAGAAGGGATCACGCACATGGCTACCAGCCGCAAGTCCGCTCCCGCGGAGAACACCCCCGAAACGCCCGCTGAGGGCGCGCCTGCGGGTGACAACACCCCGGAGACGCCCGCTGAGGGCGCCACCGCGGCGGCGTCGGGCACACCCACGGAGACTCGGCTCGACGACAACGTCACCGAGCCCTCCACGGTCGCTCCCGGGGACGCGCCGGCCGACACGACCGACCCCGCCGAGATCGCGACGACCGTCACGCCCAACCCGTCGGCTCAGGCCATCGCGGAGGGCACCGTGAACGGCGCCGTCAAGGTCGACCAGCCCGCCCGGGCGAAGTCGACCAAGGCCCCGAAGCACCGCTTCGAGGAGTACGACGCGACGAAGCCCGACGGCTCCGTGGTGCGCGTGCGCCGCAACATCGACACCGGCGAGTCCGAGCTCGTCGACGCCAAGTAAGACCCGAGGGAAGGGGACGCTCATGGAGAACCCGGCAACGCTGGCCCACGTCGTGGACACCATCGAGCGTCCCCTGACCACGGATGAGAAGCGGGTCATCCCCGACTGGCTGGACCGCGCGTGGCGCGAACTCAACCGAGTCGTCCCGGGGATCGCGCAGCGCAACGCCTTCGAGACCACGCATGAGCAGTACCTCGCCACGGAGGACGTGCGCGACGTCGTCGTGGCGATGGTCGAGCGGAAGGTCCGCAACGCCGACGCCCGCCGAAAGTGGAGCGGCGACGACTTCAACGAAGAGGTGGACTCCTCGATCGCATCGGGGCAGCTCTACGTCTCTGCCGCCGAGAAAGCAGGCCTCATGCCGCGCTTCTCCGAGACCGGCGGGTTCTACTCGATCCCGCTCACCACGCGATGATCTCGCACGCACGGCTCGCCGCGGCCCGCGCCAAGGTCGCGAGCGCGCACACCGACCGCTTCGCCGTGTACCGGCCCACCGGCACCAAAGAGATCGACCCCGTCACCTACAAACAGGTCGACGGTCTCGCCACCGTCTACGCCGAGATCCGCGGCAAGGTACAGACCGGCAACGCCCAAACGGCCGACGTCGAACTCCCCGCGCAGCAGGTCGCCGAGACGGGGCTCACCTTCCACACCGCCTACGAGCACACGGGGATCCTCACGAACGACATCGTCGTGTGCCTCGCGTGCCGCGACGACCCCGACATGGTCGGCGCCCGAATGCGCGTCACCGCCCCTTTCACGAAGTCGCACGCGACCGCCCGCCGCTTCCAGGTGAAGCGCGTCAGCTAGGAGCAGCCGTGGCCGATTTGGACTTCGATTTCAGCGAGCTCGATCGCCTCGCCGTCGACCTCGAGAACGCCGGCCGCGGCATCCGCCCGAACGTCCGTAAGGCGACCGAGGTCACCGCCCGGAAGATCAAGGACCGGTGGAAGGCGAAGCTCGCCGGCGGCGGATCGCTCAAGCACCTCCCTCGCGCGGTCTCCTACGACGTCGACACGACCAGAGTTTTCGGCGTCGACGTCGTCGAGGCGGAGATCGGGCCCGACCCGAACAAGACCCAGGGACGCCTGGACAACATCTCCGAGTTCGGAACGCCGACCGTCGCCCCACGCGGGTACGGTCTCGCGTCCCTCGAAGAGGAACAGTCCGACTACGTCCACGGCATCGAAACCGCCGTCGACGACACCCTCAGCGAGAACGGGCTATGACGTGATCCAGCACACCAAAGCGGTGACGGACCGCGCCGAGGGCATGCCCGCCTTCGCCTCCGCCACCTTCGTCGGCGAGGTGCCGCGCACGGCGTCCGGGGAGCTCGTCGAACGCCCCTACATCGCCGTGTACCCGGCCGACGGTATCGACACTCAGGAGCGGTTCACAGGCGGGCGCCGGACGCAGCACCCCCGCTTCACGCTGCACATCGTCGGCGACTCCTACGACCAGGTCGCGATGATCACCCGCGACCTCAAGGCCCGGTTCATCGTCAACGGCATCGGCGTCCCCCTCGACGTCCCCGGCGAGAAGACCTTAAACCTGCGCTGGTCGAGCCCCGAGCCGATCCAGTGGGACCGCGACGTGACGCCGCCGGTCGCCTACCAGGTCATCGAGCTGTCGTTCGACAGCGAGCCCGCCTGATCACCCACCCACCCTCTCAACCCCCGCCACTCGGTCGGGGGTTTTTCATGCCCCCTCGGTCTCCCGAGGGCCAACCGAACCCCGGTTGCCGGGGAGAACGAAAGGAACAGGGCCATGCCCGCAGAGAACACTCCCACCTCGTCCCAGTCGGACGGCCGCTGGCGGGTCACCAACGTCCCGTCGGGATCCAACGCGAAGTCCGTCGCCATCCTCAACGGCGGCACCGCGACGCCCATCACCTACGGCCTGACGTCGGACGGCTACAACCACACCATCTCGCAGGCCACGGCCGAGGACAAGCGCCTCACCCTCCTGCAGGATCTCTCCCGCCCGGGAAAGATCACCGAGACGCTCGAGCTCACCGCCGTCGCCTCGTCCGACGCCACCTCGGCTGACCAAGTGCTCCTGGCCCTGTCGATCTCGGGCGCAGAGACGCAGTTCACCACGCGCCGCGCCGTCGCCAACGACGCGACCTTCGCCACCGGACAGAAGGCCGACGTCATCACCGGCATCGTCGGCGTCCGCCGGCCGAATGCACCCGTGGAGAACGGCGTCGACACCGCCAGCTACACGGTCTACATCACCAAGCCGACCGACCGTCAGGCGACCCTCGTCGCGTAACCAGACAGCCCTGGGCCGGGTCTTCCGCCCCCGGCCCAGGGCATCTCACCTCAGGCGGACGAAACGGCGGAAACCATGAAAGACCTCAAGGCCCTCATCGAGGCCGAGAAGCAGAAGATCGAAGACCCGAGCAAGGAGACCGTTCCCGTCGCCGTCGGCGGCGTGGAGGTCATCGTCGAGGTCACGAAGTTGCAGCCCGCCGTCTGGGCGGCGCTCACCTCACTGCACCCGGTGCGTCCGAACGTCCCCGGCGACGCGCGTGTGGGCTTCGACCAGTGGACGCTGCCACGCGGCTACCCCGCCGAGCGCATCAAGATCGACGGAGAGCCCGTCACCGCGGAGATGTGGGTCGAGCTCGTCGACGTGCTCGAGTTCGCCCACCGCATGAACGTCACCACGCTCATGTGGGGACTGAACGTCTTCGAGGCGGCGAAGGAACTCGCGACCCTGGGAAAAGCCCGGGCGGGCCAGCGGTCAAGCTCGCCCGCCAACAGGGAGTCTCGCCGAGCCGCCTCCAAGGGAAAGAAGCGGCGGAAGTAACGACCTACCTGCGCGAAGATCCCGAGCACCCGTCGTGGATCACCCGCTCGATCACGGTCCGTGAACCGGAGTACACCGTCCAGGACCAGGCGCTCCTGCTCGCCGAGTGGTATGAGCAGAACGAGCCCCGGAACGCGTACGGAATCCCCATGAGCGAGGCCACGGACCCCGCGAACGCGCACATCTTCGAGGTGCCGCCGCCGCGCCGTGACTATGCCGCCCAGGCCGTGACGAGAGTGCGCAAGCAGTACGAGAAGGACTACCCGCACGACGATCCCTCGTCGCTGACATGGCGCGTCAAACGCGCGCCGAAGACCGAACCCGAGACCGACGGCTAACACCCTTCGGTCCATCCTCCGCGCGCCCCGCGCACCGAACCACAACGGAAGGCGGTGCACGGTGGTCGAACGCGCCGTCAAAGTCTCTCTCTCCGCGTCGATGCTCTCCTACAAGAAGGGCATGCAGGACGCCGCCGACGCCACCCGCAAGGTCGGCACGGAGGGCGAGAAACTCTCCCAGCTCAAAGAGGTCTACGACGGCATCGGCCGCGGTGCCCTCGTCATGGGCGGGCTGATGGCGACCGGCATCGGCATCGCGATCGGTCGGTTCGCCGAGTTCGACGCAGCCATGTCGAATGTGAAAGCCGCGACGCACGAGAGCAGCGAGAACATGGGTCTCCTCCGGGAGGCCGCGCTCGAGGCCGGCGCGTCGACGGTGTTCTCCGCCACCGAGGCGGCGGGCGCGATCGAGGAGCTCGCGAAGGCGGGTATCTCGACCTCCGACATCATGAAGGGCGCTCTCTCGGGATCGCTCGACCTGGCTGCCGCAGGTGAACTCGGTGTCGCCCGCGCGGCCGAGATCACGTCGACCGCGCTGAATCAGTTCGGCCTCGACGGCAGCAAGGCCAGCCACGTGGCCGACGTGCTCGCTGCCGGCGCGGGCAAGGCGATGGGGTCCGTCGAAGACCTCGCGAACGGTCTTAAGTTCGTCGGACCCGTGGCCGCATCGCTCGGCGTCTCGCTCGAGGAGACCACGGGTGTCCTCGCGCTGTTCGCCCAGCAGGGCATTATCGGCGAGCAGGCAGGCACGTCGCTCCGCGGCGTCCTGTCGTCGCTGACCGCTCCGTCTACGCAGGCGCGCGGCGAGATCGAGAAGCTCGGCATCACCCTGTACGACTCCAACGGGAAGTTCCTCGGACTCGAGAACGCGGCGGGGCAGCTCGCGAACGCGTACACCGGCATGGACGACGCATCCCGCCAGGCGTCTATGGGGATCATCTTCGGCCGCGAGACCATCACCGCCGCGACTGCGCTCTACCAGGCCGGCGCGAGCGGCGTCGATGAGTGGACGAAGGCCGTCGACGACAGTGGCTTCGCCGCGGAGACCGCACGCCTGCGCCTCGACAACCTCAACGGTGACATCGAGGCACTTGGCGGTGCGCTGGACTCTGCGCTCATCCAGACCGGATCGGGCGCGAACGGCGTACTCCGCGACATGGTCCAATCGCTCACGGGCCTCGCAGAGATGTACGGCGACCTCCCCGACGGCGTCCAGGGCGCCGTGCTCGCTATCGGCGTCGGCACCGCGGCGATGGCACTGGCCGGGGGGACCGCACTCAGCGTCGTACCGAAGTTCCTCGAGTTTAAGGCTGCGGTCAACGGTGCAGGGTTCACGCTGACAGGGGTCGCGGCCAAGGCGGCAGCGACCGGTCTCGCGCTCGGTGCCGTGGTCTTTGCCATCAGCGAGGTCTCTCGCGCGCAGGCTGAGGCCCGAGCCCGCGCGGACCAGTACGCGACGACCCTCGAGGAGGGGACGAACAAGATCACCGCCTCCACAGAGGAGATGGTCATTGCCAACCTCTCGGCGAAGAAGCAGCAGTGGTGGTGGGAACAGGACTCGGCTTTCGAGAACGCACGCACCCTCGGCATCGACCTAAACACCGTGAAGGACGCCACCCTCGGCAACGTCGACGCGCTGCGTGCCTTCAAAGCCGCGACGGACCTGAGCAACAAGTCCATGTATGAGCGCGCCGAGATGGCCGACCGTCTCGGCATCGGTCTGCAGGATCTCGACGTCGCCACCGGCCAGCTGCGCGACACCGTCCGTGGCGAGAGCTCGTCGATCGAAGAGGCGATCCGTGTGGCCGAGGAGAAGGCCGCAGTTACCAACGCGTCCACCTCGGCAGAGGAGAAAGCGTCCGCCGCGGCCAAGGAAAACGCGAACGCTCTCGCAGCACTCGCGGGCCAGGCAACCGACACGGCGTTCGACATGGACGCCCTGACGGACACGATCCTCAACTTCGGGTCCGCAGAGCTGAACGCCCGCGAAGCCGCCCGCAACGTCGAGGCCGCGCTCGACTCGCTCACTGAGTCAGTCGCGCAGAACGGGACGACTCTCGACATCACCACCGCCGCCGGCCGCGCGAACGAGTCCTCCATTGACGCCGTAGCCGAGGCATACAAGCGCTCGGCCGTCTCGATCCTGCAGCAGACCGGTTCGCAGGAGGAAGCGACGAAAGCGATTGAGAACGGCCGCGGGGCGCTCATCAACGCCCTAGCCCAGTTCGGCATCACCGGCCAGGCGGCAGAGGACTATGCGAACAAGCTCGGGCTGATCCCGAGCAACATTCCTACCGCGGTGACACTGAACACGAAGCCGGCTCAGACCGACATTGATCGTTTCATAGCGGACAACGCGGGGCGTCAGATTCCTCTGCGCGTCACCGCCTCCGGCATTGAGCAGATCCGTCTACCGAACGGCATGACGGGGCTGTCGTCCGAGAACGGCAACCTCGTCGACTACCGGAACGCGATGGCCCGTGTTCAGGCGTTCGAGAACGGCGGCTTTGCGTCGGGTATCTACGGCGCTCGCCCGGGCGGGATCCACAAGTTTGCGGAGCCCGCCACCGGGTGGGAGGCGTACATCTCGGGCAAGCCCTCTGAGAAGGACCGCAACATCGCCATCTGGGAGGCCACGGGCCACCGTCTCGGCGTAGGCCAGCCGCAGCCCGTGACCTACGTCACCAACACCATCGCCCCCGTGATCCACGCCGCCCCCAACACGGACGAAACGGCGATCGTCAACAAGACCGTTCGCCGAGTGCAGGAGTTGCTTCGATGAGCCGAATTGTGGTGCGTTTCCCGGACTTCCCGGACGTGCCCGAGCTGTCGAACGACGCGTCGGGGGACGGGGCGTGGCTCGTCGACGTCGTCAACTGGTGGGACGGCGTCGACTCGGTGAACGAGCGCAACGAGCGCGCCAACGGCGACGGTGAGTACGACCAGGAGGACGTGTATAGCGCCGCCCGGTTCCCCGTCGTCGTCGGCCGCGTCAGCTTCGCCAGCGAGGCGCAGCTGTTCGCCGCTCGAGCGCCGTTCGCGCGGATGATGGCGAGCCGGAAGGCGCACACCATCGAGGTCGAGTCGTTCGACGGCATCCAGCGCGCCGAGGTGGTCCGCAATGGTCGCCTCACGTGGGACATGGTGAACGCGCCCTACGTCATCGAGTTCGAGTTGCCCTTCAAGGCGCCCGACCCTCGCAAGTACGGGCCGTGGCAGGCGCAACCGACCGGCCTGCCGGTGCTCGGCCTCGGCGTCGAGTCGCCGCTCACGTCTCCGCTGGTGCAGATCGGTGGGGGATCACCGGGACGTGTCTCTCTGGTCAACCTCGGCAGTACTGACACCTTTCCCGAGGCGATCGTCAGCGGCGGCGGTATGACCGGCGGGGTGCAGATCACCCGCATCGAGACCGCCGAGCGCCTCCGCCTCGAGTGGCCCATCCTCGACACCGACACCGTCCGCTTCTCGTTCGCTGACGGCCAGGTGTGGCTGAACGAACAGACCCCGATCTCTGGACGCCTCACCGTCGCCGACTGGTGGGTGCTCGGCCCGGGGGAGACCTCGACCGTCCAGTTCGAAGCGATCGGCGCAGTGACCGGTACGCCCACGCTCACCATGCGGTGGAGGAAGGCGGACTCGTGAAACTCTTCGTCGGCGAGCTGACCACGGGCCGCAACATCATCCCCATCCCCGCACGGGACGGAGAGTGGGCCATCCGCCGAAACCGCGGCGGGTCGCTCTCCGCCGAGGTCACTCTCTCGGCCAAGGCGCATCGTCGGCTGGACCTGTACCAGTCCGCGATGCCCGGGCGCGCCTACCTCGCGATCGCCGAGGGTGACTTCATCTTCGAGGCGGGCCCCATCTGGGAGCACGAGTACAACGACGACAGCCGCCGGCTGCGCATCGACGCCGAGGGCATTTGGTCGATGCTCATGCGCCGGTTCATCATGCCCGCCGCCGTCGAGACCATCGACCTGCTCTTGCAGTCGGGGGACGATGCGGGCAAGCCCAACCCCGCGGTGGCAACGCTGTTCACGGGCGCATCGTGGCCGGCGATCGTGCGCCAGATCATCCAGCAGGGCATGGCCCGCGCGGGCGGCGCTCTGCCGTTCGTGTTCGGCCCCGATGGTGCCGGCGCGCACGACAAGAGCTACGACGCCGCGTCGTTCAAGACCCAGGGCGAGGCGTTCACCGACCTCACAGAGCTCGTCGACGGACCTGAGATCGAGTTCCGGCCCGAGTTCGCTCCGGGCGGGACCGGTGTGCAGTGGCGACCGATGGTCGGGGACGACGCGCAGCTAAAGATCACCCGCGTCGGGGCCCCCCACCGGTTCGACTTCTCTACGCCCCAGCGCTCCGTGAGCGGGCTCGTCGTGAAGCGCAGCGCGCGGGATCTGACCTCCGAGGCGTGGGCCACGGGTGGTCGGCAGGCGGCGATCGCACTCATTTCGCGTGCCGCGTCGAATGCGCTGCAGGCGGCGGGCTTCCCGCGCATGGAGTCGCTGTCTGCGGCGCACTCGACCGTGAAGGAACAGGCGACTCTCGACGCGTACGCCTGGGATGACCTCGGGCTCGGCTCCGGTCTTGCCGAGTGGTGGTCGTTCGAGACGGACATCGACCGTGTCCCCAAGGTCGGATCGTTCACCCTCGGCGATGCCTGCGACGTCGTCCTCCGCCGGAACCCGTACATCCCCGACGGCACCTACCAACGTCGCATTGCCGCCCTCTCCGGGCAGCTGCGCTCTCGGCGGGTGAAGGTCACGACAGATGAGGTGATCGCGACATGAGCTCACGCGTACCCGAGACGGAGACGTTCGGCCGGCAGAACGCCGAGCGCGAGCGCATCCGGCGCGATACGGACGACAACGCCCGCATCGACGGATCGCAGTTCATCCGCCTCTACGAGAAGATGCAGGCGCTCGTGGCCGGGCTCAGCACGACGGTCAGCAACCTCGTGTCGCAGCTCACGTACACGCGCGCCGAGGTGGACACGGCGCTCGGCACGAAGGCGCCCACGGTGCACACGCACACGCAAGATCAGGTCACCGGGGTTTGGTCGAAGAACGTCGACAACGGCTCGAGCGGCACCGTCCGCACGGGTGACGTCTACGCGCCCGGCGCCGTCGCGTACAACATCACCGGCACCCGGCGAACTCTCTGGATCGAGGACGCGACCGGACGTTTCGGTTACGCGCCGTCGACCGAGGCGGCGAAGACGAAGATCCGGCCCGCCGAGATCGACCCTGCGGCGGTGCTTGCCGTCGAGCCGATGCTCTTCGAGTACATCGCTGAGTGGGAAGAACGTAAGCGCCGCGCCGCGCTCCCCTCCCCGTTCTGGGACTGGAACCCCGACTACCAGGTGCACACCGAGGTCGGCTTCATCGCCGAGCACCTCGACGCTCTCGGCCTCGGCTTCTGCGTCATCTACGGCCCTGACGGTGCGGTGCAGGGCATCGAGACGTCGCAGTTCGCCATCGCCCAGCAGGCGGCGCTGCGGCACCTGGCCGCGCAGGTCGCATCCCTGCAGTCCGACATGAAGACCGTCCTCTCCCGATTGGAGATCACCCCATGACCGCTCGTCCCGGTTTCCCCGCTGGTAGTGGCGCGGCCACGTTCCAGGACATTCGTCGCTCCCTCTCCGGGCAGCTCGCGAAGTCCGCCGCCGGCGCCCTGCGCACCGGCATCCTCCCGATGAGCACGGACCGGCTCATGGTCGGCACCGCGTCGATGGTCGTCAACGTGCAGACGTGCATCATCGTCCACGACCGAAACGGCGCCGTCTACGTGCCGAACGACGGCGTCCATCCCGTGCAGCTCTCGTCGGCGCCGTCGTCGGGCTCGCGTTGGTCGATCGTCTACTCGAAGCAGCGCGAGACGGAGGCACCGTTCTCGGACACCGCAGCGGGCCCCGTCATCGACAAGGTCGAGTCGACCACCTCGGAGACCGCGGCGCGGAACCTGCTCCCCGCGGGCGCGCGCGAGCTCGGCGTGTGGAAGATCGACGCCGGCACGACGACCACGAACGCGGCGACCGGCGTCACCTACACAGAGACGGTCCCGTACACGGCGATGGAGGGCGGCGTCGTCCTCCTCCGCAACCAGGCCGAAGCGGACGCCTGGGCGCCGCACGACGGGTCGAAGGCCTACCGCCTGGACCTCGGGGCTGAGTTCACCCGCGTCGGTGGTTTCTGGGTGGCATCCAACGCCGTCGGCGTCGTCACGGACGGCTCCGTGCTCGCCGGCACCGCGTGGGATGGGCGCAGCCCCCTTCGGAACATCTTCCTGTCGGGATCGCCGCAGGTCGACGGGTCGTCGGTCACGACGCTGACCTTCCCCGGCGGTGGCTTCGTCAACTTCGTCCTGTCGGCCCGCGTGACCCTCACGTCCGCGGGAGCGGCGAAGCAAGCCGTCATCTCGGCGATCTCGAAGACGAGCATGTCCATCCAGTTGCTCAACGGCTCTGGGGGCGGCCTGGCCTCCGGCACCGCGGTCCCGCTCACCGTCGAGCTGATCGGAGGCTGATCATGGTCCGCTCCTACGACGAATGTGTTGACCTCGGTCACGGGCGAGGCCGAGCCGAACGCTCGACCGCAGAGGCCGTGTGGCGCATCGACGCTGACCTGGGCCGCCCTGCCGATGTGAACGAGGCATGGCGATCCCCGGAGCAGGCGAACGCGAACCGCGCTCGTTGGAAGGCGTACGAACGCTACCTGAACGGTGGCCCGTGGGCCCCGAAGGCGCCGTACGCGCTCGGGGCGGAAGATTCCGTCCACTGCGATGGCGAGGCCATCGATTCTGACGACTGGTACGACCCCGCCGCGGCGGCCGTGTGGCGACGTCACGGATTCCGTCAGACCGCTCGCTACCCGGGCACCGCTCGCGACGAGATCTGGCACGGCGAGCACCGCAAGGAATGGGAACAGACCGGCGCGCAGACCGCCGCCGTCCACGCAGCACCGATTATCCCGAAGGAGTGGGACGAAATGGCAACACGAGAAGAAGTGCGCGCCGAGGCCAAGGCCGGATTCATCGAGGCGCTCAACGACGTCGCGGTGACGAACAAGCTGGCGCAGGTCGTGCAGAACGAGCTGAACGAGCGGATGTACGGCGACCTGTCGCTCATCCCGATCGCCGAGCTCGGGAACGCCATGTTCCTCCGCTCGGCGAGCACCCGGCGCCGCATCCAGGTGCAGAACACCGACCACGCCGAGTTCATCCGCCGCGCGCTCGAGAACCGCGGCATGCAGGGCCAGCAGATGTCGTCCGCCGAGGTCGACATCGTCGATGCGTACTGCCTCGCCGTGTACCCGCCCGACGCGCTCGACGTTGACGTGGTCGCGCTGTCCGCAGCCCTGAATGCGATCAGCAAGGACCAGTCCACCGAGACGATCCGCGCCGCTGTCACCGAGGCGATCAACGCGCACACCTCGACCATCGCGTTCGTGCAGAAGCCGAG